TTTAACGCTGCCTCTACCTGATAATCACGTGGCTCAATAGCCTTGCCTTTGGAAGACAGTTTGATATACTTATTGAAGAAGGTGGCCAACTCAGCACCATCGATACCTTCATAATCATTTGGCATACCATAGCGATCACTTATTTCGGTCGTCAATTCATAACCACGGGCATTCGCAAATTCACGAAGATGATTAAACAGACCAACTGGTAAGGTGCATTTGTTTGTATTAAAAAGACGAATCTTGCCATCCCATCGCTTTGATTTAAACAAAGGATGGAACTTATAATTGTGAGCATAGAAGCAGAAGAAATCCGCAAGCTCGTATAAGATACCTATTTCAGCATCAATATATAAATGAGATTCATTCTTCTTGGTTACCACAATCTTCATAACAACGTTCCTTTTTATTAACCGCCTGAAGTAAATCTCATAAAATCAATTGCATTCTTAATTGATTGGTGTCGCCATTTAATTGATTCCAGGATTTCTTTTAATAGGTCTATCATTTCCTTTTGATAATCCATTTTTAACTGTGATGCTTGCATATCTGGATCCGCATTATAATATATATCCATGTCACCTTTTATTGGTTTATTATGTCCATCATATGGATCATAGGACCAACCTTTTCTATCTAACTCAGCCTTATCATACTTACCATTATAATATAACCATTTTTCTTTAAGCAAGATCTTATGCTTCATGTCCAGATGTTTATAACGGAGTTTTTCATGGGTGTACATATTAATATATTTTGCGTGTAGCTTTGGAATCTTCTTTGATTCCTCTTCTAGCATTAGATTATTTATTTCTGCGTCTTCTTCCCATTCTTTCATTATATATTCAATAGTTAAAGCCATATTATATTCCTCTCAATTATACAAAAGTTTTCCTTGAATACATGAAATCAACGTTGGTGGCTACTGGTCCAGCAGTTTCATCAGCTTGATCCAATGTAATAGCACCAATACTTGAAAGCAATGCATCATGGAATTTAAAAGTTCGTGTTACATTATTATGTGATGAATACATTGTCACCACAATTGTAATATAATAATCCTCAGGATTATCTGACCGAACCATAGCATTCATCATATTATATAGGACCGCATAATTATTCATATTCTCATCAATGATATAATCAATTGATAAGTTACCTGCTGCCATCATTTCTCCGGGAATTGGTAATGATTGGAAGCCATATGCATATGAAACATTGTTTGTATCTGTTGCGTCTATATTCACCGATGTTGCTAGTAAGTCAAAGCCCTTAGGAATTTCAGGACCCTCAATAGTCACGTGAAATTTTGATGGTTGCAGCAAACCTATATTTTTGCTTGTTTTTAATTCTGCCTGATCTATTTCTGTCATAAAACATCCTCCTGAACATATACTTATTTATAAGCAAAAAAAAGCCTCCTTTCGGAGGCTTTGATTAATCAGTTAAGATTAAGACTTCAACAAGTTTGCAACAGCAAAGATGCGGAAGTAAGGGTTAGAACGTACTGCGCCAGTGTCATCGCCAGGAACAGCAGATGCGAATGGGTTAGCTACCATACCATAACGGGTTTTGAAACCGATCTTAGGTTGGAAGTCGTTCTCACCAATAGTTTTCATCATGGTCAAAGGAACGTATGGGCAGTAGAACATACCAGCGTCATATGCGTTTGAACCACGGTATCCAACAGTAACGTAATCAACAGTTGCGAACGGGTCGATGAATACTTTGATACGGCCAGACAACATACCAACGTATGTGTTACCGGTATCATCGATTGCGCCAGCGCCTTCGAAGTTCATGTGACCAGAAGCTGCCAAAACAGTAGCTACGTCAGAAGAACAGATTACGAAGTTACCTTTGCCGCGGCGAGTTGCCTTAGCAATTGCGTTTGCTTCACGCTCGATCTGAACTACCAAACCTTTGAACTTCTCCTGTGACCAACGGCCATCGGCATCAGTCAACATGTCGAAAGTACCAGCGGTAGTAGTTGTAGTACAACCTAGGATAGCACGGCTGTTTACAGTACGGATCATTTCACGGTTGATTTCACCCAATACTTCGGTAGATAGGATGTTAGCCAATTCAGATTCAGCGTCAAGGCCATGAACGTTCTTCAGGTCTTGTGCCAATTCAGTTGAATACTCAGCCTTCAATGCGCGTGACTTAGCAGTTGCAGTTGCCTTCTCGATTGAGAACGCCATCTCTGCCCAAGCTCCGCCAGTATTACCCAAAGCTTCTGCATCAGCAGTAGCAAGGCCAGTACCGAAGTCAAAAGCATCGTTAACGGTATCAGCTGGAGTTGTATCAGTACCGCCCAAAGAAGAAGAATCTTCTGCATGCGTACCAGCACCAGTAAATGCTGTGTTTGCTTCGTTATGAAGAGCTTCAGCGCCGCCTTGAGTTGAATACTTCGCTTTCATAGCAAAGATCAAACCAGTAGGACCAGACATTGGCTGTACACCAGCAATATCAAAGGCGATTAGGTTAGGGGTAGCACGACGAACCATAGAGATTAGGATTGGATCCCAACCAGCTACACCAGAGCCAGTAGCGTTAGCAGCAGTTTCGTTCATAGCACCAAAAGATGCAGCAGCTGCTTCTGAGCGCTGTGCTTTTTCTTGGTTCTCAAGTACTTGTGCAACAATCGCGCGCTTATGTGCGTCTGCAATCGCAGGTACAGACTCGGCATTCAATACCGGTGCCCATTTTTCTAGTAAACTATCTTTTTGCATTGTCATTTAGATGACTCCTTATTATTTAATTTTTGCTAGGGCGCCTAAGTATGCGGCCATCGCTGGGTTTGATTCAGTTAAATCTTTTGACTCTTCAAGCGTCTTGACTTCTTCTTCTTCAATAACGACTTTGCGCTTAGAAGCAGAAAGATAAGACTCTTTCAATACGTCAATTTTCTTTGTATAATCTTCAGCTGAGGTAAACTCAACATTTTCTGCAAGCTTAACAACCTTCTCCGCTGCTGAGATAGAAAGGCCTTCACAAGCTTCACGAATCGCAAGATCTTTAAAAAGATCATTGATAAGTGCTGTCTGCTTTGCTTCTTTCACTTCAGATGCTTCAATAGCTGCTTTAGCTTCACTTAAATCTTTCTCTAATGTATCAACAAGATCGACCTTAGCTTCTGGTACTTCAACATAGCTTTCAACAAATAATTGCTTCAAACCAGTAATGAAACCTTCTGCCACTTCAGTACGAAGACCAGCTTCAACTTCTAGGCGATTCTCTACCATCCACTGCTCAACTACATAAGCCATATACTCATCTACATGAGATAGGATGTCTTCTTTTACACTAGAAACTTCTTCGTCTAACCGAACTTCATATGACTCTTCCAACTCAGCCGTCTTCTCTTCGATTTTAGCGTTTAACGCTGCTTCAAAGATAATACCAGCTTTTTCGCGGAAGTCTTCAGTCAATGATTCATCAGCTAAAAGAAGTTCATTAAGGTCTTCGCTTACAGTTGTTTCTACTGCGAGAATTTCTTCCTCAACAAGTTCCTTTTCTTTTTCTTTCATTTTACACTCCAAAAAGTGTTATGTTTTTATTATGAGAGAAAATCATCATGATTTTAGTCTCGCTTACCTCAAGGTCTTGCTATCCAATAATCAAAGTCCAGATAAAAATTTCTGGAAACTATTCAACTGACTTTCAGCTAACTCTTTCTTATCGGCTTCAGCTTTCGCCTTGGCTTCTTCAATGTTAACTGACTTCAGTTGAGATCCTTCATAGAAGAAATCTACACCTTCCATAATTCCATTCACAAACGCGTTTGGAGCTGAAGGATCTTGCACGATATCGACAGTAGTTAGATGAAAGTCATCGCCTACATATGTCTTACCGTTTCGCTTTACAAGACTACCCATACCACGACTTGATACGCCTAACTTGACACCACCTTCGAGTAACCCTTTTACGATGTTACCCATTGGCGTGTCTAGGATCTGCGCCTTTCCATACACATCATTGCCTTCAAAACGAAGTTCAGTGATGCGATGTGAAACCTTATCTAAGTTGATTGAAGGACCATCAGGATGGTTCAACTCGCCAACAGCTCGGCCAGTATCAACTTGTTCTTTAATGTATTTATCTACCGCAGATTTAAGACCGGCGGCTTCATAGATACGGCCATTACGATTGACCTGTTCAGATTGCATAAATACACCTTCAATGGTATATTTCTTAGTACCATCTTTTGCTTCATTGATAGTGCAGTGCAAATCATTTTCTGTGTATTCAGCAATAAGTTTCATATCTATTCCTTAGTTCGTAGATTTCACGTAAACGTTTTGAGCAATCTCAATTTTCTTAGCATCGATCGCTGAAGATAATCTTTCTTTCATTTCAGAATCAAAATTACCCTTGATAAAATCAAGGACTTCCTTTGCATGATTACTCATGTTACCCTCTGACATATTACGTTCCTCTTATATTCTTTATTTATACTTTTTTGGTTTTTGAGATTATAATAGTATATAGTCCCTTAATAACGGCCAGAGTCTTCTTCTGGTTGTGGTTCAGTTTTCTTCTCTTCTTCAATCTGCCTCTTGATTTCTTCAATCTCTTCGTCAGACTGACGCAACACATTCTTACGAACCCATTGCTTGGAGAAGTATCCGGTTTCGCCGATATAATCAGTAACATCACTTAACATAGACAGACGATCCTGCAACAATTCTGCTTCTTTAAATTCAGCAAAGTTGTTATCTTGTGCATAGTTGACAGATAAAGCATTTTGAATTTCTGGCCATTCGTCTTCTGTGACATGGCCCTTCAACATCATTTGACGGCGCAATGCCTCAATAAACAATAATGAAAATTTGCGGCGTAGTCTGTTAACAAATTTATTAAACTTCAACTCGTCACGAGTAATCTCAGTTGTACGACCTGATGAAAATGGGTTATCAGCTTCCATTCTAGATGAAGGTACGTTTAATGCCTTATGCAATTTTGTACGGAAATAGATTACGTCATCAATTTGACCTAGATTTTCTCCGCCGCCTAACGTATCAATCTCAGTACCTCGGCCGCCTTCTCGTCTAGGTAACCAGAAATCTTCAAGCATATGCATTTGCTGTTTCTGGTTTGTAATCTCACCAGTATTGCCATCGTAGGTCAGCTTATTGCGGTGCTTAGCCATAATACTTTGGACATATTCTTCAGCTCGACCTTTTGGTAGGTTACCGGTATCAATGTAAAAAATACGTCTTTCTGGAGCACGTACCAGACGATATACGACCAATGAATCTTCCATCATTCGTAGCTGGTTAATTGCTTTCAACGCTTTATGCAGGTGTGATACTGTAAACTGTCGTGTTGGATCCAATAGACCTGATGTTACATTGATTACTGATTCTTTGGCTAATTGTAAACCCTTACCCGCAGCACCTAACGATTCGTCCTGATATATGTAATATTCCTTTACGCCCTTTATAATATTAGCGCCGGCGCCTGTTTCTTTTTCAATCTCACGGACCTTTTTGATATTAATTGGATCAATTGGACGAATGCCTAAAATACCATCCTTTGGCGTTTTTTCATTAATTAATACTTGGAAATATGCAGTACCATCAACGTACCATTTACGGAATATGTCATATCCCTTATTACTGAAATCTAATAAGTCAGTAATGTAATTAAATTCTTCAACCAATACTTTCTTTAATTTATTACTATCACCGAGTTGGTCTGTATAGTAATTAAATTCTTCAACCAATACTTTCTTTAATTTATTACTATCACCGAGTTGGTCTGTATTTAAAGATACAACCTTTTCATCTTCATCAGACACGAT